GTACAAGGGTGTTCGTGAATGTCAGCAAGAGTAATCTCATTTTCGTATAACCACTCATTGAGAGGGCTTTGTCTACGTTTGAAAAGTTCTTCGAGCTTGATTTCACTGTGTGTAATTCTAAACCTACCTTCTTCTATGGCAATTTTAATACCTTCGACAGCTTTGAATAAGAAGTACTCCATATCTTCGTCTGTAACTTTGTTCATAAACAACGGGTCTGGGTTCTCTACTTTATGGTTAAGTTCAATCAAAACCATTCTTCTGTACAAACCTGTTGTTTTATCCATTATTCTCGGCAATCTGTTACAAGAGAATATGCAAGTAACATATGGAACGAAGTCCATAACCTCTCGATAAATTTGTCTAACCGATATGACGTTGCCGGATATGATAGACTTAAATCTGCCTGTGTTTTCAAGTATTTTGCCGTCCACCACATCATCGTCGATGTTTAACAATTTTCCTACTGTAGATGCAAGATAGTAGTCTTTGTCAAAGTCTGCAAGACCAATGTGAGAACAGTTAATATCTCCACCAACCATCTTGTGTAACAAGTTAGTATAAGTAGATTTACCTGTTCCTCCTTCTCCTTTACAAATAAAGAACTTCTCAAACAAGTTTTTCTTTAACAAACAATATCCTGCAATTTGATACAAGAACATCATTTTGATAGGGTCGCCGTTGCTAACCTCTTTCATAAATTGGTCTATTCTGTAAGAATAAGGCGGGTCGTCATTGTAGTTATATGGTATAGCAATGGTGTTAATCTCACTCTTATTTGGCTGTTCTAATTCACCTGTTACCAAATTAAGTATGCCGTTTTTACAAGCTATTTTGTGCCAATCTTTGTTAAAATTCTCAATCGATACCTGAGTTTTAATTTTAAGGAACTCGATGATTTCCTTACGACCAGCACTGTTTATATTCTGACTTACTTCAAAGTGTATAATTCTTTCAAGTTCTATATCAGTCAATGGTTTGTAATATACACCATCGAACTTGTAAAAGTTAGAATAATAGGAAACAATATCGTATTTGCCAACAATATCGTCTGCTATCGTGTTGTATATGTTTTCCTTTTCTAATTTGTCAATAGGACTTTTCTTATCTTTGTCCTTGTTTCTTAAAACCGACTTAAACAGTTCCGGGTTAGGAATAGGTGTGTCAAACAAGTTTTCGTTTATTATACGAATGGACTTTTCAATCTCTTCGTCGCTCAACTTATGACATACTTCTAACACACCACGCCATCTCCAAAGGGCGTCATTTCGACCGTCTCCGTTCACCATACCTATGAACGACGGAGTATCTTTTCGTACCATCGGTTTCATAAAATATGGAATATCCTCGACAAAGTCGTTCCAATCGCCCCACGCTCTGTACGGGTCGTTACAAGGTAAGATGATGTAACCTGTTTCGTTTGCACGAGTGTCCACTTCGATATTAAGTGAGCACTTCATTTTTGCTTCCGATTTTATTTGTCTTGTCGGGTCCTTGAATAAGATATGCATACCGTGGTTGGTATAGTTGTAAGACCGCATAACATCGAACTTATCCAAGATTTTGTTTATAACATCTTGTGAACGAGGGTCGTCCTTGTTATCTATATCAATCACAACATAACCTTCAGGTACAACCCAACCGATACGATTTCCTTGTTCCAAAGCCGCACAAGCTTCCTCGTAACTTAATGGTTTAGTTTTCCAACGATTTAGTGCAGCTTTGTTATCGAATGAGCTATCGTATTTTTCTTTGGACCATCGTTCTTTATCAAAAGGTGATATAAGAACAAATTTACTGTTAGGATAAATACGATTAAGTCTTGCCAAATTTTCGTCCATATTACACTCCCTGTTTGATGTGCATAAATAAGTCAGCCATCTTTTCTTTGTTTCTTACAGCTGACCATATCTTTGTTTCAACTGTCTTATCGAATAACAGTACATATACATCGACATCTTCTTTTTGTCCCATACGCCAAATTCTCTTGCACATTTGGTCGTATTTTATATAAGAATAGTCCAATGTATAGAATATCATTTTTCTACACATTTGTAGATTAAACGACTCGCATGAAGAACATTGTAAGAATAACACATTGTATTTGCCAGTCTTGAACTCATCAACATCTTCTGTCCATTTTGTAAGACCGAGCTCGTGTTTGAGTTCTGACAAATCTTCTGCAAAACGATATACGATAACAGTAGGTTCATCAGTCAAATTTTCATTTAACCAATCCAACTTTTTGTTTCGTTCTATGTGCCACACTTGTCTTTGGTTTTCCACTTCGTCAGTCAAATACAAGAAACCGTTTACAGCTTGATGTAACTTTTGTATAGCTGACAATTTTGTCAAAGTAGTGGCGTAATCGTTTATATTTATAAGTCCTTGTTCAGCTTGTAAATATTCCTTAGTCGGTTTATAATCAAGCTTTATCTCGTGAAGATTGAACTCAGGCATCGCATCGTCTTCGTCGTAATCTATTCTTTGTGTATACATTGCAATGTTTCGTTCCCAACCAGCTTTATATTTTTCGTTTATACCTGTAGGAACTGTTATCATTTGCCCTGCAAAGAACTTCTTATCTACATCACAACATACATTTACAAAATGTGTATAGTTTATTGTACCCCACTCACCTATGCACATATTGTGGAATTGACAAAATATATCAATATCACAATTGCCACGAGGAGTTCCACTTAAGCCCCATACATATTCGGCTCTCTTGGAAAGTTGGTATACAAGTTTACTACTTTTGGTGTTGTGAGCTTTTATTTTATGACATTCGTCAATCACTATGATGTCCCACTTAATCTTCATAAGATTGGCCTTAGTCTTCTCTTGTATAGCTGCAGATAAGCTCATCATAACCGTGTTTTTAGGCAAGATGTTCTGCGGTTCGATTTCTGCCAACCACATATTTTTAATAGCATTTGCGGTGGACAATATAAGAACTTTTGCATTGCCGTGCTTTTCAGCATCTACATCTCTCATTGCATCTATACAAGGATAAGTCTTACCTTTACCAGGTTTATAGTACAAACAAGCGTGCTTTCTTTCCAAGAGTAACATTGCACCAAGTTCTTGGTAACCTCTTCTGTTGTCTAAATATTCACTATATAGCATCTTGCTCTCCTGTGAACTTTATTAGCAACGCCTCAAGTAAATCGGTACCGTCAATGGCAATCCAAATACCTGCCGCGTTTCTTATTTTGTTTCCTACAATGTATTGTGCATCGGATACTTCACCAAGATGCCCATCTCGTTTAAGTTCTATACCCACAAATAAACCTATTTTTGTATCAGGTTTGAAAATCTCGTTTAGCTTTTCTACTGTTACAGGTATACAAGCTGTTAAGTCAGGTCGTCCTTTTTCTGTATACATATTTTGTGCGTTCTTGTATACATATCCTCCATACTTTCGTACTAATCTCATAGCACGTTCTTGCACTTTTCGTTCTCGTTCTGTTGATGCCATAAATACCTCCGTCATATTATTAGAACTGACTGAGAGTTGAACTCAGTTTATACCCATCAGTCCATAAAGGCCCGCCTTTTACAGCGGACCAAGGAGGTAGTTAGTCTTCTACCGGCAGAATTTGAGTGATTTCGTAGAAAGATTTTACTTCGGTCTTTTCTACAATGATACCATCTTCGTCAGGAACTCTGACAGTACGAGGAACTTCTTTGTATTCTACTACGCCATAGAACTCTTTGCCTACGAGTTCTTGACCTATGGTTTCATAATCAAGTTCGTAAGTACGTCTTTGTTCTTTGGTGAGTTTCAACGCCGCAGCGATGAGTTGGTTATAACGCCACCTTGCTTTGTCGCTCAAGCTGAAGCCGCGTTTCATTGTGCCTTCTTCTGCTTTGAAAGTGAACATTGCCATTGGTGCCACGTTGCCGTCTTTCAGTTCGTAATCGGTAATCTTAAATTTGTAAGTACCTTCTTCTTCGATAAAGTTGCTCTCGAAATCGTTAAATTTTTCAATCATTGTTTAATCCTCCATTTCTTTTTTAGTTTCTTCGGTGTTAGGTTCGATAGTAAGTACATTGCTTACATCAAGGGACTGATTTTTAATCATTTGCTGCCATTTATCATAAGTGAAGTTTTCAACAAACCCACCTTTTTCCAAGAGTATATCTCTTGTACCTGTGTCCATAAGAGGGTGAGGTCCTACATAAGTGAGGAACTTTACATCTCTTGAACCATCTTTGTTAATTACAGTTTTTCTGCAACAATAGAAGATGTTGGACGCGTCTTTCATATACTTGACGCCCGTCTTAATAGTTAAGTCTGGGATAATTCTCAGCTCTTTGTTAAGACCACTTGTCTCGTACACTTCTTGCTCACTACTGTGCGATATCCATACAAATGTTACACCCATTTCTTCGCTGAAACGCTTCATTGTGTCTTTAAGACTGAGCATAACTTTCGCTACATCGCCCCATTCTTGTTGTGACAAAGATACGCCACCTTTCAAGAACTCCATCTTGCTCTTGTAATCGTCTTGCAACGAACCTATTGTGTCGATAACAATAGTTTTGAACTTGTCTGCACCAGGCTGTCTAAGTTCCTTGAGCAATATTGGTAATTTTTCACAAGATGTTGCACCTTTACCAGGGTCATTTTTTAAGTTCTTGACTTTAATCAGTCCTTGTTCTACCTCGGACCGATATTTCGTCATAAGAACACGTCCGCCACCATCGTTGCCTACTGAAATGTATAGCAATGGTTTTGGATAACTACCCGCAATCAATGTCTTGCCTGATTTTGGTTTACCAAAGTACAAGTCAATACTGTGAGTAGTAAAGCTATCATACTCCATAACGTACCTCCATATGGTTTATTTTATTTTTAGGCAATATTTTGCCAGTGTTGATAAACTCACATACCTCGCTTAGGTTACCTGCTTTCCAGTTGTAGCTCATAACAGGTATGTTTGCATACTTTTCCAAGAAAGTCAGAACCACTCTGTACAAATCTTTAAGTCTGTCGGATAGTTTCTTGTCGACGATGTTATCTTCTCCTCGTTTTATACTGTCCTCATACTGTGTACGTGTTTCACAATAGACAACTT